GAAACAGCAGGTTCAAGAAATGGACCGCAAAATCGCTGAGATCATGGATACCCTGGACACACCGATCACCGCCATCACCGGTATTATTGAAAAGAAAAATCCCAAGGCCCGCAAGGTTTTGGCTATCATTACTTACATCATTGTCATGGCTTTCTGCTGCATCGTCTGCTACTATTCCACCATGATGGTGATCAAGTACAACAATACCGGCTCTACCACCACCAACGTTCGTTGGATCAAGATGAGTTGGATTTTCTTCCAGATCCCCCTGAACTACGTTATTTATATTCTCTTTGAAATCGAAAAAATCTGGGGCGTTGCCGCCGGAAAGCGGGAGGTAAAGTAATATGCTGGTAATTGTTCTGCTGGTCAGCTTCTTCCTGTTGCTGTTCATTGGTGTCCCCATTTCTTTCGCCCTGTCCATTTCCTCCTTCACGGCGGTTATGACCACAGGCGCAATCCCCGTTATCAATCTGGTGCAGAAAACGTTCCGCGCCATTGACTCCTTCACCCTGCTGGCAATCCCCTTCTTCGTGTTTGCCGGTAACGTGATGGCCCGCGGCGGCGTTTCCAAGCGCCTGACCGATATGGCCGCAACGCTGGTGGGCCGGATGCCCGGCGGCCTTGCTCACGTGGCAACGCTGTCCTCCACCTTCTTTGGCGCGATCTCGGGTTCTGCTCCCGCTACTACTTCCGCTATCGGCGCTGTTATGGTGCTGAGATGGAAAAGCGGAGCTACGATAAAGCCTTTACCGCTGCTGTGGTTGCCGCTTCCGGCACCATCGGACTGATTATCCCTCCCAGCAACACCATGGTTATGTACGGCACTCTGGCCAATGCTTCCGTCGGTAAAATGTTCATCGGCGGCGTAGGACCCGGTCTGCTGATGACGGTAGTGATCATTGTAATCAACTACCTGATCTCCAAAAAGCGGGGTTACGCCGGCAGTGAGCATATCAGCGGCAAGCAGGTTGCTGAGGCGTTCAAAAACGGTATCTGGGCGCTGTTGATGCCCGTCATCATTCTGGGCGGTATCTATTCCGGTCTGTTCACCCCCACCGAGGCTGCTGCCATCGCTGTGTTCTACGGCATTATCGTCAGCGCCTTCGTGTATCGCAACATGGGCTGGAAGGACTTTATCCATGTGCTGTCCGCATCTGCTTCTTCTACCGCCTCTATTCTGTTCCTGGTGGCGAATGCTCATATTTTCAGCTACCTGCTGTCCAGTGAGCAGATTCCCCAGAAGCTGGCAATCCTGATGACCAGCCTGACCACCAACCCCACGATCATCATGTTCCTCATCATGATCGTCCTGCTGATTGCCGGCTGCTTCCTGGATAACGCCGTGGCCGTTATTCTGCTGACCCCCATCTTCGTCAACGTGGTTCAGGCCATGAACATCGACATCTGCTACTTCGGCGTGTTCCTGGTGTTCGTGCTGGCCATCGGTCAGGTTACGCCGCCTGTGGGCCTGTGCCTGTTTGTGGCCTGCGATATCGGCAAGGTTTCCATTGAGAAGGTCAGCCGCGAAGTTCTTCCCTATGTGGGCGGTCTGATTGTGACCGCAATTCTGCTGGTGCTCTTCCCCCAGATCGTCACTTGGCTGCCCAGCCTGACAAAGATGGCTTGACGGAACTGTAAGTTTGCCTCTAAAAGTTCCTTAAATGCAAACGGACCTGGCTTGTTATGCAAGCCAGGTTCGTTCATTTGTGTTTGAACTTGTGCTTATTAGGTGGAGCGCAGCGTGTAGATTCTCCGTCTGCCAGAGTTTATATAAGGGCGTGGGTAGGAAACGGATGGCTATCCGTAGGGATTGGGTATCTCTTTTTGCAGCTTGAAAATACAGATATGCACCTTCGACCCAGCTGAAATCGTGGCAAATTCGTGGCAAATTGGGCAAATGTCAATAGGAAAGTGTAACAAAACGAAAAAATATTTTTAGACGGTCTGCAAATAGCCCTCAAACAGCTGCCCGGCAGAGGCCCAGCCCAGCAGTTGGCGGGGGTATCTGTTCAGCCAGCTTTCCACCGCCTCCACGTCTTTTTGGGTAACCTTATCAAAGTTTGTCCCCTTTGGGAACTTCCGCCGGATCATCTGGTTTTGTTTTTCGTTGCTTCCTCGCTCACTACTGCAGTATGGGTGACAGTAATATGTCCGGGTGCGCTTGCTCTCACAGCGTTTATATACGGACCGTTCGATCCCGATATAGTCCGCAAACTCGCTTCCGTTGTCCATGGTAATAGATTGGAATACCTGCGGGAAGCGGGCACCCCATTTCCGTTCCATGGTGTCCAGCGCACGGACGACGCTGGCCGCGGATTTATCGCGGATCAGGCGGATCACCTCCATGCGGGTGACGCGCTCGGTCAGCACCAGGAGGCACTTATGCCCGCCCCTGCAGGAAACCACCAGATCCATTTCCCAGTGGCCGAACTCCTGGCGCCCGTCGATCTCCGGCGGGCGCTTTTCTATGCTCTCACCCTTGGGCTGCTGTTTCGCCCGCTGGACGTGCTTGGTTTTCTTCTTCCGCCGGGAACCCTTGAACGGCAGCGCCTTATTGGTCAGGCGGAGAAAAACTCCCTTGTCAATATAGGCATAAAGGGTTTGGCGGCAGATCCGCGTTTCAAAGCTGCCGTACTTTTCCGGGTGGTCCTCAATCTCATGCAGGGCTGCCTCCGGGCTGTAATTGTCGTCAGCAATCAGCGCCTCCAGGGTTTCGGCGTACCGGCGATCACTTCCAATTTTCAGGGGGCCGCCCTTGGCCGCCATGTTGGCCCGGTAGCGGGCTTGTGACCGCTCCGGTATGTACTCGGTCACTTCGATATAATCCGCGTTCATGTAGGTGTATGTCCCGCGTTTGATCTCGCGGCAGACGGTGGCGGCGCTGACGTGCAGGGCCGCGCCGATCTCGCGCATGGTGGCGCCCTCTTTTCTCATTCTGGCGATCTTGTTCCGGTCAAACTCCGTCAGGTGCTTATATCCTTTCATGCCCGTGCCCTCACTTTCAAAAAAATATGGACGGCGCGGTGCATACAGCACTCCACGCCGTCCTATTCTTTGCCCAGCAGCCAGTCCACGGAAACCTCCAGAACGTCCGCGATCACCACCACCTCAAAGTCAGCCACAAACCTGCCGCCGTTTTCGATCCTGCTTATCACGTCCCGCTCCACAATGACACCAGCCAGTTGCAGACGCCGGCAGAGATCAGACTGTGACAGCCGCGCCCGCAGGCGGGCCTCCCGGATCCGGTCACCGCATATATTTCTTTTCCCGTGGAAATCATACGCTTTCATGGGCAGCCCTCCAGGCGCGTGGTAATGTTCAGCAGTTTTCTTGATATTAACACATAGGTTTCCACGAACCCGTGTTAATAATCAGCACCGAAAAATATTGAACACTCTGGAGGGCAAACGCCGAAACGCCCCCGGCGCTGTGTGCGTCGGGGGCTTATGCTTTTTATTCTCCCAGGATCTCCGCTGCCAGTTTGTCCATGGCTTTTTCCATGAACTCGTTAAGGCTGTACCCGGCAGCTTTCGCAGCTTCCTTGTATCTGTCTTTTTTTCCTCTCTTTACATACGGGGAAAGTCGATCATAGTTCTTTTCATTGAAATCTCGCTTGTAGTCGGTGGCGCTCATGCCGCCCTCTTTCTTCGGTCTGCCCATGCTTATCACCTCGCCATTATAATACCACCGCCGCCCGTTTTTATCTACTGTTAGATTATATAAATATCTCACGTTAGATTTGTGCATATTGCGGATTGCTTTTTATCTCACGTTAGATTATAATATAGACAGTTCAAGAGGAAAGGGGTGGTTAAAATGAGCAAGAAAAAACGCCGACGGCATAAGCCGACGGCGCAGCCCAACAGGTTGCAGGTCTTGGCGGACACAATCCTGGCGGGCACAATCTCCGGTCTGATTACAGCGGCAATCCTCAAATTGCTGAACTGGTAACAGACAGAGGGGCGGGGGGTAACCCCCGCACCCTCAATATAAACGAAACCCACTAAAATGTCAATAGGAGGGCAGCGCATGAAATACCTGCTTTTTGTGGCCATATTCGTGGCGGTTTATATTCCGGTTCGCTACGGGATCCGGCTGCTTCGTAAACTTTTCAATGGGATGAAATGAGAATGGGGAAAATGGAAAAAGCGGCCCCGGCTGTTACGCTGGAGGTGGTCACGGTCCCGCTGGCCGATGGGCGGCGCGGTATGGTGTTGATCCTCACCGATGAATACAGCAGAAAAACAGTCATGCGGGCCATGCCTGCCAGTATGTGACCCGCAGAAGAACCCCGACGCCAGGGCGGCGCCGGGGTTCCTTTTTTATTCTGCTGCGGTGGCCTCCGCCGCGTCCGCCGGTTCCTCCAATGCGGGCGGCGTGGTTCCGCCGGTCTGCTCCGGCGTCCCGCTCGTTTTGCTCAAAACCAGCTTGGACAGCTTGGAAAAAACGTCTTTCGCATACAGCACATAGGCCGTCACCATGGCCAGGTTGGCGGCTGTTGCCACGTTGACCGTTTCGCCGTCAATGTCGATTGCCACAATATCGGGGTTCAGGCGTCCCGCTACATAGAAAGCGACGAAACAGGCGGCAATAATGATCCCCTTAATGACGCCGTTCCGGCATTTGATACGGTCGAAAGTACCGTCAAAAAGGGCGTTCAGGCTGCCCAGCACGACGTTGACAGCCACCAGAAGAACCAGGCCAATGGCCAGGCGGATAATAGTCTGTTCCATTTTTACCTCTCATTCCTGCCCGGTGCTGTCCTGGCCATTTTCGTGGCACCGCGGAAATGGGCAGCTTTCGCATTGGCTCCGATCACAGGGGATCGAACCGTCCCAGCGTACCAGGGCCACCAGCCAGGTGACCACAGCGGCCAGGGAAAGCGCCCAGGCCAGCGCCTTGATAATAACCATTCCAGCACCTCCGGCAAAATTATTTGTTGATGGTGATAACCTGGCCCACATGGATCAGGTTCGGATTTTTGATCCCGTTGTCTGCTGCCAGCTTGGCCACGGTGGTGCCGTACTTCGCGGCGATACGGGAAAGGGTGTCCCCGGCCACAACGGTGTACTTGACGGCTCCGCCGGGCAGGCGGAGGACCTGGCCCACGCGGATCAGGTTCGGGTTTTTAATGCCGTTGATCTCCACCAGTTTGGCCACGGTGGTGCCGTGGGCCGCCGCAATACGGGAAAGGGTGTCGCCGCTCTTTACGGTGTATGTACCCGCCGCCTGGGCCGTCGGTTTCATTGGCTTGTCCGCCGTCCCGCCGGACGTACCGCCCAGCTTCTTGGCGATCATGTCAAAGTCCGGGGTAATGAAACCGCGGATATACCGCCCGTTCACTTTCATGGTGCGCTTGCCCACCTTGCCGCCGTTCATGTTTCCCTCTGTGACCACAAAGGTGCCGCCGCCCACCTGGGTGACAATGCCGATGTGATCCGGGGCGCCGGTGTTGTCGGTGGTGGCGTAGTTGGCCCCGTCCTGCCAGTCGTACACGCAGGCGTCGCCCACCTTTGGGGTGTATGCGTCGTTCTCCGTCCAGATCCCTTTTTTCTTGGCGATCTCGACGTACTTTCCCACGCCGCACTCCGTCCCGGTGTACTCCGCGATCCCTGCCTTGATGTACGCCGCGGAGGTCGTGGTGGCACAATGGGCGTCACCCACCTGTACGCGGTAACCTCTTGCCAGCGGCTTGTGGTTGTTGTAGATGTTCAGGATCTCCAGGTGCTTGGCGCTGCCTCTGGTTGCTCCGTCCCATGCGTTGATAATGTCCGCCACCTTTCGGCGCAGTTCGTTTCCAGTCATGTTTGTTTATACCTCCTCACAGGCCCGCGTCCGGTGGTTCGCCGGTGCCCGCGGGCGGTTCCTCCGGGGGCGGCTGGGTGCCGCTCCCGCTTGTTCCGACGGCCTCCGCCGCCTTGTCCTTGTTAGTCTTGATCCAGCCCATGACGCCGTTTTCCAGGCCGCACACGCCGAACACGCAGCCGGTCAGGGTTGCAGGCTCTGATCCGGTGTGCCAGAAAACCACCAGATCGGCCACCGTGTACGCCACCAGGAAAACCGCTTCCAGAACCAGGATCCTGTCCATGGTGCCCATTTTCTTTTTAGGCGGCTTCCGTTCCTGCCGCAACGTCCGCAGACGCTTCCGCAGGTGCTTATACGCCAGCCGGGCCACGAAATAGCCCAGGAGGGCACCGGCAGCCCACGCCGCCGCGGCCACAATAAAGATTTTCACGGCTTCCTCCCATTACAAAAAATCGTCCGTTTCCACGCACTTGCGGTAAACGTCCAGGATCCGCTCCGTGGTCACTTTGGTTTTGTTGTTCTTGAAATCCTTGTGATCCTTGCAATAGATTTCGTAGGCGTCAATATCGGCCAGGATCTGCTCAAAATGTTC